GGCTGTCGCAGTAGTTAAGGTTACTGGGCTGAGGATAGACAAAAACTTCCTCGGTTGCTTTCACGGGTGGGAGAGCGCCAGCATTTTCAACTATTGCAAGACCAGGTTGTAATTGGTATGCCATATTTATTATTACATGAGAATATTTATATTAAGAAGGTCCAATACCATATCCCCGATGAGAAACTCGGCTATCACCAGAAGTATCAAGACCCGCGAAAGCTTCTAACTGAACCCCCCTTGAGTTGGGGCTGCACATCTCTGGATTAGTTCGGCAATCGCGTCCATTTTTTGGACCATAACACCACTCTGCGAAGGAGGTTTGATCGCCTGGGATTTTTGAAACTGGGGCGGTTACGAACTGACGAGCCGATGCGTTTCGCTGATATTGGGGGTGGGAAGATCTGGATCTACCAGCATCGTATGGAATACGATCATCTAAATAACTTTTGATAAAAGGTTTAACAGAAGAGGCGTAACAAGCTTCGAGACGATTAGGGGCATCTGTGTAATCAGTCATAAGTATATTACCCATTGGATTGTCTACAGTGGGCATCTGACAACCACGTTCATCACCAGTCATACTTATACCGTATCCTTCCTTGATCATTTTAGACTTGTACATAACATAAAGAACACTCAGAATAGTGCCACCGAGGACAAAGATCCTTGGGTCACGACGAGATACATAAATGATGCAAGTAGCATAAATTATAAAACGAGAAGCTGCGTTGATTCGGTCTTCTGGAGTTTGTTCCTTATTAGGCCAGAACTGTAAAACCTCATCAGATCTAGTAAGTTGCTGAGGATCGTCAAACCAAACCTTCATTTAATATAGCATGAGGTTTAATTTTTGTTGAGACCACCAAGCATACTACCCATCATCTGCATAAGGGCATCCTGGTCAAGCTCGCCACCATCTGTCTGCATCTTGTCAGCTACACCCTTTGCGATACTCTCAATCTGAGAGAGGGTATCTGCTGGGATAGAATTGATAGTAGTTCCAAGCATGTAGAGAGTCTGAAGATACTGCCAGGTTGCAGACTTCGTACCCTCACTCATGCGAGACCAGTAGCTCTTGATGTTAAGATCCTTTAGGAAATCAATAGTCTCAATCTCCTCAAGGAGGAAGGACTCATCCTTAGCAGAGATCTTGTCTGCGTAGGGGGTGACACCCTTCATGAAACCGTCAACAACGAGACGGGGGTTAGCTTCCTTGATCATCTCGAAAGAAGCGGTCATCTTCTTGATGCCTTTTTCCTCTGGAAAAGTCTTGTGCAATTCCACAAGAAATTGGGTGAGCATGTCATTAAACGCGGTGACAGACGCCATTTTCTTAAATGTAAGGTTTAATCTTTAAGTTAGAAAGGTTCATTAGATATAGCCTCCCTCTGTCCAATACCATTAGAAACGATGAAATACACCAAAATAGCATTTAGGGCGGCGGGCTTAGCATATTTATTAAGCTCTAACTTACCCTCATTGTTAAGCTGAGCTTTGACGTGAATATAACCAGCGGTCAAAGCGGCGGCTATGAGAGCGGCATTAATTGGATCTCTGAGATAGTCGGATAACTCCATTTAATTATACGCAGTTTTTTTTACACGGTGATCGGGTGCATCACCAAATAGAACACCGTCATCTTCTGTCTCAGCCTGAGGAGGAGGGAGTCCTTCCATTCCCATTCCTGGTTGAGGTTCTTCCATGGGTTCCGGGTCAAAGTCCGCTTGTGGAGCTTGAACACCTGGAACAGTCTTAAACTCATTCTCCAGACCAGTTGGCTGCATCTGTTGATCCTCAGAGCCCATCATGGGTTCGTTCTCTGGGAGATGCTCTTCCATAGGAGGGAGTTCTGGTTCTGGTTCTTCCATTGGACCATCAAACACATCTGGATCCTCTGTGTCTTGAATATCACCATCAAGATCAATATCACGAGTTTCTTGTGACATATAAGTCTGAAGAATCTGTTGAACTGGAATCAACTCCTTCACTGTGCTCTCAATGGCTGTACAGAAACGTAGAGTAAGCTGATCATCCCTGGCGTATTCGCTCTGCTCCTCGTGGAATACATAAGGATCACGGTATAGATCTTTAGCGCAGTTGTTGTAGCAAGTTTGAATGAATACTTCATTAGTTGGAAGTTTGAGACTAATCTTCTTGTTATCAGACTTTAGGCGAACAGCGGAGAGAATCTTAGTACAGGCAACAAAGACTGCCGCCAGGAGGTCGTTGAACCAAGCACAACGATCTGCGATGTTGCTGGTGTGGTTGGCAGACATCTGGTTAGACCAGTTGGGAACTTCCTTTAGGAGCTTCTGAAACATAACAAGAGGCTTCTTTCCCTTGGAAAGTGTGACAGCTTCTTTGTACATATCCTGGAAAACGTCAATCATAACTGGACACATGATAAGGCAAAGCTGACCAAGGTACTCCTTCTTTGCTTCGACTAGTACATTTAAGTTATCCATTTATCATTGAGTGTGTTTTTATTACTAAACTTCCTACGCACTTCTCCTGTATTTGTCCGCCATCTTCTTCAAGTTCATAAGGTCTGGAAAGTCGGGTTCGTCAGATTCATTTTTCACTTTAACCTTTTTAGGTATAATCCAAGAGACGTATATGTCATATTCACTTAGGAGTCTCACATCAAATCCACCCAGTGTAAATTGACGTGCTACGTATCGCGCTGCAGCTGATCTGTCAAAAGTGGGACATCCAATTACGAATGTGGGTACTGTTAAAAATACCTGTTTGTGACCAAGCTCTACAGACTGTTTTATTTTACGAGAAAACTGTTCGTATATTCGTTTGTATGTTTCTTTTTTTATCTGTTTTCTCTTTTCATCAATTTTGGTTACGTCATTGATGCTGATCATTACAATTACTGTAATTTATTTTTAGCCATTTCTAACTCACCGAGGGTTGGTACAGCTTTCTCTTTTACAAGTTCATAGTTTACAAACTCTTTACCAGATGGATCACCCTTAAATGGAGAAACGGGAGACTCAGACTCGACATCAAGTGGCTGGGTGCGAATAGATTTCAATGTAATCGCACCACTATTTGTAACTTCAAAATAAGCTATAACGGTGAAACCAAATGCAAAACCCTTATTCTTCACAGTCATAAAAACAGCCTCGTAAACATCGTTCTTACCTGGTGAAACGGGCGCACCTTCGGTGTTAGTGGTTGGTGCAATATACTTTTTAACTGCGATGGTCTCTATGATGTACGTGCAAAGACCTGTACGCTTGGAAATTTCTTTATTGGTTTGAAGAACAAACTCTTGCATCATGTCATTATTAACATCAGCTTCCGCCTGACGGTACGAAGTCAAATCGGGTTTGGAATCGTCAAAGCGAACACGCCCAGTTGGTCTGCTGTGTCCTGAAAAACCAAACATTTCAGTGAATGGTTCACGCTTGACCGTAAGTAACAGGACAATAACAATAAGAAGGATCACTAAAGACCAATTCATCATCTTTACTACTATGCGTTAATTTTTTTTTACAAAATACCATATACATAGTAGATGTCTCTACTGATATATAGCCCAAGGTGCAAACACTCCATGGAAGTTATTGAATATGTAAACAGACAACCACAATTGAAGCAGCTTGTCCATTATCATAATATAAATACTCAGGGTATTCCACCTGCCTATAGGAATAAGATTACACGAGTCCCCACGATGTTAACAAAAAATGGTAAAGTTCTTGTTGGTTCAGAAATAAAAAACTGGTTAGACTCACTTCTTCCCAATAAAGAGGTATCCAACTGGGGATTTAGTACAGGATGCTCTATGACCGGTCTGGATGACGAAGAGAATGATTCTGAGATGTTTTCACTGGACGCTTATGGACAGTCTTTACAACCAGCTATGACAAATGAACTGGAACAAAAAATTAACAGGGATGTCAGTAAAGGTGTTGCATATAACCAACAGATTTAAAGAAAAAACGCGGATAAATTAGTAATTATGAAGTTGGTAACTATACAAGCATCCGCTATAAAGTCCACTTTTGAAGTTTTGAAAGATATTCTTAACGATGTTAATGTTTATTTTAAACCAAGTGGTATGTATATTGTGACCCTTGACACCGCAAGGACATCCCTCATTGATATGTTCCTCTCAGCTGATAACTTTGAAGAATATCATTGTGAGCAAGATGAAATTATCGCGGGTATTAACATTTCAAATACCTTCAAACTTTTAAAGACGATTACGAACAATGATGTACTCAAAATTGAGATTAATTCAAAGGAATATATGGATATTGAGATCATAAGTGAGACTAAGAAAACAAGTACCCGATTTCAACTTAAACTTTTGGATATAAATGAAAGTCGTATCGAAGTACCAGATGTTACTATGACGAGCAATACTATACTACCTTCCGCAGACTTCCAGAGGTTATGCCGTGATATGTCAAACATTGGTTCTGAAATTGAAATTACTAGAAAAGACAAGGAACTACACCTCCGATGCGAAGGTGATTTTGCTAATCAGGAAACATGTATAGAATGCCCCGAAAACAGCAAAGAAATTACAGGTCTATATAGTCTTAAATACATGAATATCTTTACAAAGGCGACGAGTATGTGTGCGTCTGTGCAAATTATGCAAGAAGAAGGTAATAGGTTTCTAATTCTTAAATATAATGTAGCGAACCTCGGTGAGGTGAAGTTTTATCTCGCAACAAAGGTTATTGATGATAATTAATTATGGAATACGTAGATCGCTGGTAGAGTCACGAGTAGTCAAAACAATCTTTTTCATACCCAATGAGTTGGTAAGCATAATTTTTGGAAACCTTGTCTCAAGGGTTTTCCTGGTGTAGTACAAAAAGTCTTCGAGACGTACCTTCTGTCCATGAAAATCATTCCTTGGTCCCGCATATCTTTTTACCTTTTCTGATATATCAACTTGTGGCTTATCGTCATGATCTATGATCCATACATGGGCTAAAGGAATACTAAATATCATATTATCTTGTTCAAGCTTCCCTGGTACAAAGTTAATATCTTGTGTAATTGCTTTGTAAACTTTACCGTCGTAATAATATTTCACACGAAGAATGAGATTACTAACGTTTTGTGGAATAATTGTATTTCTGAATGGTTTATTAGTGACATAACAATGATACTCGTCTAAAACACCATCCTTCCAACCCCTACTCTCCTGAAGCCAAAAGTCGTCTTCAAGTTGATACTTCATATCATGATCGATCTTATATTCAAGTTCTTCTGATATAATAGTATAGTCACTTGGAGTAGTAAGTTTCTTATAAAAGTATATAAGAGTACTTAAAAGTTTAAGAAGCATTCTTAAGTATAATGGAAGGTAACTTTTTAAGTAGATATCAAAATAAAGTTGACCATTGGAACCATTTAATAAAGACGGATCCCGACAATAAAAGGATGTATGAAAGGGAAATGTCTGAATACATTATTAAATGTATGCCTTACTTGACTCATCACTCTGATGAAACTGAACAAGAATCAAACACGGATAATGTATTCAATGTAAAGGAGACTGTTGGTCTTAAGAGAAAAGATATATTCACTGATTATCTTATTGAAGTGGAAAATCAAAATATACCTCGTGCACGTGAGTTCATCCAACATGAAGAATGTCCAACATGTTCATACAGTAATGTAATTCATATACAGAATACAAGTGATATCGTATGTGATGCATGTGGATTAATATTAGCAACTCTAATTAGTGAAGAATTGACATATAGGGAAGAACAGGAAACATCCGAGAAGATCATAAATTATAGTTACAAGAGGGAGAATCACTTTAATGAATGGCTCTCACAATTCCAAGCACAGGAAATGACTACAATACCACCAGAAGTAATGGATCAACTGAGGGGGGAATTAAAAAAAATGAAAATAAAGAAGTTGGATGAAATTACACATGCAAAAATCCGATCACTCCTCAAGAAGCTTCGGTTAAACAAGTTCTATGAACATGTTCCATATATAACTAATATACTTAATGGAATTAAAGCTCCATGTATGCCTCAGGCACTGGAAGAGAGGTTACGTATTATGTTTAAGGATATTCAAAAACCATTTGACGATAACTGTCCAGAAGAACGGAAAAATTTCCTATCGTATTCATACGTATTGTATAAATTTTGTGAACTTTTAGATGAGGATCAGTATTTACAATATTTTCCTTTACTAAAATCCAAATCAAAATTATACGCTCAAGATCAAATTTGGAAAAAGATATGCGATACATTGAGGTGGGAATATATCCCAACTATCTAATAATGAACAACTGTCCTAACTATGACGTTTGTTTCAAGCGTGTTAAACCCGGGTTAAAGGTATGCACAAACTGCTTTTGGAGATTTAAAAATGAGATTTTAGAGTTCAACGAATATATGTCATGTCCCGTGTGTTCAGATAATGGAAAGTGTGTAAAGTTTAGGAAGTGTGAACATTTCGTGTGTACTTCAAGATGTTTTCCAAAACTTGATAAATGTCCAATGTGTAGTTAAAGTTTATATACAAG